AGTGTGCAAGGTCCTAGTGAACTTCAAGAATACTATTTGATAGCCTGTAATCAAAGATTGAACAAACATTTCTTTGACATTAATCGACATCCTAAGCTACAATGGCTTTGTGCTACTGCTATTTCGCCAGATATGGGCAACTATAGACATACATGGATACCACCAAAGAAAAAAGAAAAAGGCAACAACGAAGGAAAGAAAATACTGATGGAACTGTTTCCTGCAATGAAAGCAGATGAAATAGAGATGCTCAGCAAACTTATAACAAACAAAGAACTAAAGGAATACATGCGTGACAGTGGAGTCGCAGACAAAAAGTGAAACCTATCGATGTAAGTACTGTGAACGTGAATTTAGAAAAGAAAGCACACTAGCAGTACATCTCTGCGAACAGAAACGCAGATTTCAAGAAGAAAAAGAAGTTGGTGTACAAATTGGTTTGCAAACTTACTTGAAGTTTTACACTATGACACAAGGTAGTGCAAAACTTAAAACCTATAGTGACTTTGCTACATCACCTTATTATAAGGCATTCGTAAAGTTTGGTAGACATTGTGTTGGTATAAATGCTATCAATGTACCAAAGTTTGTTGAATGGGTAATTAAACAAAACAAAAAACTTGATCATTGGTGCAAAGAAGCAGTATATGACGAATATCTGCATGAATATATAAAACGTGAAGCTCTAACAGATGCACTTGAACGTGGCATTGAATATAGTATAAAGTGGAGTGAACGTACTGGACATCCAGCACATGACTTTTTGCGTTATGGAAATGACAATGCAGTTGCATTTGCAATAAGTACAGGACGCATATCACCTTGGTTGGTGTTTAACTGTGAATCAGGACAAACATACCTTGCAGATATGAATCCTGATCAAACAAAAATTGTATGGCCTTGGATTGATCCAGATTTTTGGCAAAAGAAGTTTCGTGATTATCCAGCAGATCAGGCATACTGCGAAGAAATACTTAAACAGGCAGGATGGTAACGTGCCTTTTTATACAGAAAAAATAAGTTTTACATTACCTGCAGAGGAGAAGAAAATGGGATTAACTAGACCAAAAATTCAACAAATGGAAAAAGTAAAAAAATCTAAAGATCCACAATTCTATATGTTGCTGATAAAAAGTGCAATACGTATCGGCGGATGCTATGCATTGTTTACTGGCGATTTAGTTATGGCCGCAATAGTATTTGCGATTGCTGAATTTGCTAACATAGGACACTATATTAGTAAATGAGTGCTGATGTTGACATAGATTTTGCTGATAGGCAACAGATAATTGATTTAATTCAATGTACACCGGCAAGAATGAACGCAGAAGGAAAAAAACACAACAGTGGTGTGTATGTTACGCCTGTACCATATGATGCAATAAACGGTTGTGCAAGCATAGATTATGAGTATGCAGAACAACGTGGATACTTCAAATTAGATTTACTTAATCAAAGTGTATACACACTGATACGTGACCAAGCACACTACGATGCTATGTTGGCCAAACAAACAGACTGGACACGTCTACAAGACAAAAATTTTTGTGAACAGATAGTGCATATTGGAAACTATCATGACCTAATAGTTGCAATGCAACCAGACAACATACAACGCATGGCAGCATTTATCAGTATAATACGTCCAGGTAAAGCTCACCTACAACACAAGAGTTGGCCTGATGTATTTGCTACTGTGTGGGATGGAGATAATAGTGCTGGTTTTGTATTTAAAAAATCACATGCAATCAGTTATGCACGTCTTGTTGCACTGCACATTAATCTACTCTGCGAACCAGAGTAATACTTCTTCTTTTTATTTTTTTACGGCTTAGTTCTGCTAGGCTTGTACTCGGACCAAGCAAAATTCGTAAATCTTTGTTTATAAAAGTTTTTAAATAAGGTCGAAATTTTTCCCAATCTTGTTTGAGAAATATATTGATTGGAATACTGCGGTTAGATTCCCACCACCATTGATTGGCTAGTTCTAAAAAATCACGTTTTATATGATCTTCAACGATACCGCCAAAATCGTAAATAGTGGTAATTTGATCGTCACGGTTTTGTATTACACCAACGTATTCATTTCCTGCATATGTACAGAAAGTAATAAATGGATATCGTTCTGCAATCTTTTCGAATAGCTCTACGCCCATAAATACCTTATAATTGGAGTTAATTAATGTATTCTACACCCGTATATTTATATCAGCAGAAGCAGCAGGTGTTATTACCTGATACGAGTGGTGCGTACTTTCAAAGGAGATGGCAACCAGTGTATGCAAAAAAATTGAAAGTGAATCGAGGCGTTGATAATGTCATATTATTTGAATTTGTAAACCAAGATCAAAAGCCGGTAAACATTTCTGGTAGTACAATTACATATAGAATGATGTCAACTGATGGTGATGAACAATTAATAGCCAAAGATTTAGAAACCTTAAGTGCGGCATATGGAAGAGCCAAAGTAACACTTACCAGTGAAGAACTTGACCTCATTGAGGAACAGACTGCAACCTGGAGTTTAGAACGTGCCAGTGGCAATCTCTATGAAGCAGTGTTTACAGATGCATACAGTGCAGGACGTGGACAAGTTGAAATTGTAGATAGTGTATATCCTAATTTTGTTGAAAGCCAGTTACTAGAAATACCCAAGCCAGATGATTATGGAATTAAAACTGAATCTGGCGATAGAAGATATACCAGTATGGCATATACTGCAAACAACACACTCACGACATTCCAGTTTGACTTTGACAATTTTTCAGGCAATGTAAAAGCACAAGGAAGTGATACTCAAATTGGTCCAGACTGGTATGACATTGGCAGTCAAACAGTCTATACCAATCAAACCAAGAGAGCATTTGTAAACGTCGAAGGAAGACACAACTGGGTGCGTTTTGAAATCAATCAATATGGTGTGGCCGCAACCGGAAGTGCCACTGTACAGAACGGCGTAGTAACTGAGATCAGTGCAACAGGTGGCAGTGAGTACTACGGTCCAGGCACGCCAAACGTTGAGATCACTGGATTGGGTACCGGAGCCACTGCAACCGCAACCATCAGCGGAAATGTTGTTACACAAATTTCTGTTACCAATGGCGGACAAGGTTATGAAGCCACTCCTACTGTTGAAGTCAACAACGGCACAATTACCCAAATTACCTATAGGTAATCAAAACACTTGCACAAAACAATAGGTTATGTTATTATTACATAATGATTGATCTATTGAGTTACATTCCGCAGAAGCGAAAACAAACAAGTTCTGGTTGGGTAAGTTTTAATGCACCATGTTGTGTGCATCAAGGTGAATCTCAGGACAAGCGTTTGCGTGGAGGAATCAAACAACAAGATGACGACTGGAGTTATCATTGTTTCAACTGTGGTTTCACTGCAAGTTTTGTTGCTGGACGTAATGTTGGTTACAAAGCACGCAAGTTGCTCGAATGGCTAGGTGTTGATGCAACTGATATCGAAAGGCTCAATTTAGAAAGTTTAAAACGTAAAAGTTTATTGGATCTAACTGCTGAACGTAATACTATAAAACAAAAGCAGATTGACTTTGAAGAACAAGAAATACCCGCAGGTGTTGAACGCATAGATGAAAATAATCGAGAGCACTTTCACTATGTTGAATACTTAAAAAAACGTGGCATGGTATTTGGCTATCCGTTTTTGGTTGATAAGAAACGTGGTCCACGAGATAGAATAGTAGTACCATACACATACAAGAATAGGATAGTAGGCCACACATCACGTTACTTGGACAATCGTACGCCAAAGTTTATAAACAGTCAACAACCAGGGTATGTTTTTGGATATGATTTGCAAAAGTCAGACTGGACCAGTGCAATAGTTGTTGAAGGTATTTTTGATGCACTAAGTATATCTGGCTTGGCATGTATGCATGAAACCATAAGCAAAGATCAAGCACAGTTGTTGAAGCAGTTACAACGTAGAATTATAGTAGTGCCTGATCAGGACCGTGCTGGGTTAAGTATAATTGATGCCGCAGTAGAACACAAGTTTGAAGTCAGTATACCTGAATGGCCCAAAGATATTAAAGATGTAAACGATGCGGTCATACATTTTGGTGTAGCAGAAACACTACAACAAATACATCAATGTGCAGAACGTAGTAAGATAAAAATTGAAATGGCAAAAAAACGTCTAATGAGGACAGTATGACAGAATATACATATGATGTACAAAAATTATTCTTGGAAATGATGATGCATGATGCACAAAGTTTTCTAAGAGTACAAAACATATATAATGATGAAAACTTTGACAGAGATTTGAGAGAAACTGCAAAGTTTATCTATGATCATGCTAATGAACACAAAACACTTCCAGACAGAGCTCAGATAAAAGCAGTAACTGGAATTGAACTTGTTGAGATTCCAGATCTAAATAGTGGACATACAGATTGGTTTTTGAACGAATTTGAAGCATTTACTAGACGTACTGAACTAGAACGTGCAATACTTAAAAGTGCAGATTTGTTAGAGAAGGGTGAGTATTCACCAGTTGAGAAACTGATTAAGGATGCAGTACAAATAAGTTTGACAAAGGACTTAGGCACAGACTACTTTGAGGATCCAAGAGCAAGACTTGCGGCACTAAAAGACAACAATGGTCAGAATTCAACAGGTTGGGCAAACTTAGACAAATTGTTGTATGGTGGATTCAACAGAGGCGAACTACAGATATTTGCAGGTGGATCAGGATCAGGTAAAAGTTTATTCATGCAAAACCTAGCAGTGAATTGGATGGAAGCAGGACTAAGCGGAGTATACATCACACTTGAACTTAGTGAAGGGTTAACTGCTATGCGTATTGATAGTATGTTAACAAATACTCCGAGTAAACAATTGTTCAAAGATATTGAAACTGTTGAAATGAAAGTTAAGATGATGGGCAAGAAGTCAGGAAAACTGCAAATAAAATACATGCCTGCACAGAGCACAGTTAACGACATAAGAGCATTTGTAAAAGAACTAAGCATCAAACAAGGCAAAGAAATAGACTTCATGTGTGTTGACTATTTGGATTTGCTTATGCCAGTTAGTGCTAAAGTATCACCAAACGATTTATTTGTTAAGGACAAGTATGTTTCAGAAGAACTGCGTAACCTAGCAAGAGAATTAAACATACTGTTTGTGACTGCGTCGCAGTTGAATAGAAGTGCAGTAGAAGAAATAGAGTTTGATCATTCGCACATATCAGGTGGTATATCCAAGATCAATACTGCTGATAATGTGTTTGGTATCTTTACAAGTCGTGCCATGCGTGAACGTGGTAGATATCAAATACAGGCTATGAAGACTCGAAGTAGTTCAGGCGTTGGACAAAAGGTAGACTTGGAGTTTGACATTGAAAGTTTACGTATACGTGATCTAGGAGATGATGAAGAATATCAACAGTTTAAAAAACAATCAAGTTCAATATATGATCAAATTAAAGCCAAGTCAATACAGTCAGATCCTGCAAATGATGCTACTGTGCCCGACGAGCCTGGCAAAATAGTTGCTGATGTGCAGAGTACAAAATTAAAGCAGATGTTGGCAGGTATCAAACAAAAAGGCTAAGCATACTGATCGATAGGCATTGCTTTAACGTTCTTGCGTTTTACTTTTAGATAGTTACTGTTGTCTTTGGTCCACATTTGTCCTTCACCAACTACCACACTATCACGTGCATACTTCACAGGACGATCAACAACAAGATCCACATAGCGACCTTCACCTACACCTAGTGTTATAAAGTGTATGTAATTTTTACTATCGCTTTTAAACACTCTGCTATTTGCAACTATACCAGCAAACTGAAACTTGTCTAAGAATAGATTTTGCAATCCCATGTTTGGCAAGAAACCAGGACTGTTCCATGCACCATGTTGTTTGAAACTTTCAACAGGATCTTCTGTGATCCAGTTATCAAAGCCTAGTTCACGTAGATCCCAACCAGCACGTTTGGCTTCGTTACGATATACCCAACGTGCATAACTTCCTTGGCAATGTTTTAAACAAGCACGCCAAAACTCTTTTGGATTGTACACCTTGTGATATGCTAGTGCCCATATAAGTCTGCCTAAGTTAACTGCGTGTGCCCTACACAAACCAAATCCGCTTAGGCTTTGCATTTGTTCATAGATGTCGTGCTTGTCTGGATGGTCACCTAGTCGTGCCATAAACTGCATCATCTTTTCTTCATTCTTTTTTGCAAAAGCACGACGATACATATCTGCTTCGTATGGTGATATGCCAATCAACTTCATTATTTTGTGTATAGCATCA